GTCCCATTTTATGCTCCAACCCACGAATAGAACTCGCTCTACACCTCAGATTATACGTAGCCGTAGTCGGCACACCATGAATGGTGGCACTACCTATGGCTTGGAAACGATTGCATGGAAAGATATCATTTCTGACCGTGTGATTCCTAAGCATTTACGTAAGCAAAAGCTTATGAATGCTTGTTTTCATCGTAAGGAGACGCATTCTGCGCTCAAATATGCTACGGGAAACAAGACTGCCTGGAATGGCACTCCCTTTAACCCGGAGTATTCTCACGAACAAATACAAGGACTTGGCGTGGATTCTAAACCTACGACTTGTCCTGGTCTGAGTCTATTTAGACGAGAAATGAGTTCTGTTTCTATTACAGAGCCTTCTATTTCCGACATCCTGTCAAAGGTCACGAATCCTGAGAAAAATAATCTTGGGACTGACATCGCGGAATTATTGACCGCAGGCGGAGCCATTGCTGGCATCGCTGAAATGTTTTCTCCCGGAACTATCCTTGGGCTTGCCCAAGAGGTTTCTAGGATGAATCTTCGTGGCATCGCTAAAGGTGCAATTCAAATTCACCTGCAAGCGATTTATGGGTATTTACCCTTCTATGACAGTTTAATGAAGCTGGTGTTTTCCCTTGCCCATTTTGATTACTGGGCGAATAATTTAGGTAAGACACAAAAGGTCACCTTTAAGCGAATAGTAAATCGCGAGAACATTTCTGGTACTCATCGACAATTTGTCGGTGGGTCCCAATGGTCCGAGGCTACTATCTCGTATGATGGCCAATTTTCAGTTGTACGTCGCTATCATGCGACCGTATATCTGAACAAAACTTCTTTTAATCCACTTGAGAAATTTTTACTCTTTTTGGATTACGTCGATCTTTCTGTCGACGCGTCGGACGTTTGGGCTGTTGTGCCTTGCTCTTTCGTCATCGACTGGTTCTTACCAATCGCTGATGCATTAAAGGACTTCGATAATTTCGCCTCTGCGGAGTTATGGAGTATTGGTGACACGTATGTTACGGAGAAGATAAGATTTAATTCTCACTTTTCCAAAATCAGGGGCACCGACTGGAGTGGGTATTATCCCAACGAGCCGGCTGGTTCCTGGACGAGCACGATAAACCAATTTGAAAGGCGCGACTGGAGTCCTCGGATATCCTCTTTTAAAGGAGTTTCCCTGCCTAACGGTTGGCAGACTGCTTCAATGGCTGAATTAGCCGGAGCAATGTTCCTTTAACCGTTTTCTTTGTGTGGTGTTGTATGAGCTTAGCTCTAGGAGTGTTCGGTTATGTTATTAGACCCTTATACGATCAGTGCACAGGTTGCAAGTGGTTTAGCAAATACCACGTGGAACAGAGCCGCAAAATTGTTTGGCGGTTATGTTACTTACGTAGAAGCTGCGTCAACCATCGCTTTACCTCATCAACTATTACTTAATTCATCCTTAGACTCATCTGGGTCTTTGACGAAAAAGTCTACGTTGATGATCAAGATGCACCGAGAGTTTGCCTCTGGCACTGTGGGAAATCCCGACGTCTTTGTCGGGCCTCGACTTATTATCGATTTTACACAGGAAGCCACTGATGCCCAAGTTCGTGCTGAAGTAGCTCGTCTATATGACTTCACTACTGCAACTATGATCGGGCAACTGAGGAAAGGAAATTTGTAACTTCCTTTGGTCACTTCTCCGTCTTAGTCGTTTATTTAACCACAAAAATTATGGCTACAGACCAGAAGGAGCGAACACAAGAACTAATCGTTCTTGGGTTGGAGGTTTTAAATAACCTCTTTGACGACTTAGTTATCGCCAAAAAGGAATTTCCGTTGGAGAGGCTGAACCATGAAGGTTTTGCCTTTTTAACTGACACTCTTCCAGCGCTTGGGAAAGCGTTAGACGAGGGTCTGAAAAGCGGACATTTCAACTTACCTTCCGCATTCAAGCATATGCATGGATGTCGGAAGCTCCCCCAATGTTTGGGTTCGCTGTTTTCAACAATTTTTGATAGTAGCGGAAAAATTCTCTCGACGCCTAATATAGAAGCCATTCGGGCTTTAAGGCAAGTACTTTTTTACTTTTACAAGACTGAATTATCTTGTAGTCTCGAGAAGGAAGAGCGAGTAATTGAGAGTTTTCTCAAGGATGAGTACGATGGAGTAGCTGAAAATGCTTTTGTCAAGCACTACAAGCGTATCCATCCGAAAAGTACCCATCATGCCATATTAGAAGCTGGAAAGCGGGAGCTTTTTCGGATTTTTGGAGATTACAACCGTAATACCAAATATTCCCTAGAATTTTCCCACGGACCTGGCGCTGTGGCTGATGCTTCAATTGATGCTAAGGACAATTGTCCTATCCCTTTTACTCTTTCAGAGTATTGGGGTTCCTGTTTACATGGAAGCGACGATTTTGAATCGCAAACCCATAAACAAGTTGCATCGGCGAGAGATACTCGTCTCGAATTGAAGGCGCGAACCTCCAAAGTCACTCTTGTGCCTAAGGACTCGCGAGGACCTCGACTTATAGCAGTGGAGCCTACTTGGCACCAATATCTGCAACAAGGTATTCGGAAGTGGATGTATACCCGTACCGAGAAATCGGATATAGGAAAACATGTTCACTTCACAGACCAGTCGAGAAACCAGGCTTTGGCCTTGCTTGCTTCCCTTGAAGGAATGTTGGCAACTCTTGATTTAAAACGAGCTTCTGATAGAAACTATCTAGGGCTTGTTACGGAGTTGTGGTCGCTTGTTCCTGCCTTGCTCGACGATGTGCTTCATTGCAGATCGGAATTTTATTCTATCGACGGCGTTGTACGCGGTCGATACGAGAAGTTCGCACCAATGGGTTCAGCTTTGTGCTTCCCCTTTTTAGCTTTAAGCTTATATGCCCTTATATGGGGTTGGTGGTGGACTGAAGGCGGAAATCGTGACGATTTTATTCTTGACGTCGTCGGTGACGACCTCATTATTGAATCAAGGTATGCAATTCCTATTATTAGCGTTTTAACTAATTTCGGTTTTATCGTTAATGAAGAAAAAAGTTGCATAAACTCTCGCTTTGCGGAGTCATGTGGTGTTGATGCCTTTGATGGCGTTAATGTTACACCTTTAAAACTTTCTGAGGTTCCTCATCGTGATGCAAGGTTTGAATCTGCTGCGAAGATTGTCGCTCATGCCAATTTGTTGCGTGAGCGGGGGCTTAATGCTTTATCTGGTTTTTGGTTTCAAATCGCTGAGAATCTTCTCGGCTTTCGGATTCCTTATGGCCACAAGCATTCTCCTTTTGTCTGTCGTTTTACTGACAGCAATTGGATTGCGCTCAATCAAGCGAGTCGGGAGGCGGGACTAAAGATGCGCTACTATCGTTGCGTGTCTGAAAACCGTAATCGACAGTCGTCTGTCGTAAGTATGGTTAGAAAATCTATCCAAAGCGCAAGAAGTTTTATTGGCTTCACGCGCAAGGCAATGTTTGGGGATCGTTATCATATTGACCCGGATATTCCTGGTCACGTTGATGTCAAACGAATCGACATTCCGCGTCGGCTAGTACCGATCTTCATGAGTAACAAACAAGTAGAATTTATCTACTAACATTGTTAGATTGGCAACCTTTGTTGGGTTGGGCGGTTCGCACCGCCATTGTGGGATGTGTTTAGTAGTTGGTTGAGACCCGATTGTCTTTGTGTTAAATCCATTACATCTCTGGATCTAATCAATCCGTAATGGGGAGGCTGGGAAAGCCTTCCGCATATTCAATCTTTAATTCTCGCGAATTAATTTAACCAACATCTACTTTACAATAATTTTATTATTGCA